ACTCCAAGCGTTTCACACACCTTCGCACACGCCTCGTTTTCGGCTGCTGCACTCGCTGCTGCGACAAGGGCGGCAAAGCGTTCAAGGAGCGCCAACTGATTAGCAATGATGTGGCCGTGGCTGTCAAACTCAGCCTCCCGCGCCATGCGGATAATTTCTTCTTGTTTCATGCGTCCACCCACTTCCAACCCAGCACCAGACGCACACCCATGCGGTGAATCCAGCGCGGTTTCTTCGGTAGGCCAAAAAGAATCTTGCCACCGTTTTCCTCGTCACCCATGCGGTAGCCGCCAACAGGCGGGGGCGGGGTGCGTATCTTGAGACTTCCTGTGACGTATGTGTTCATATCAGCAAGCTCCAAACCCAAGCACCCGTGAAGAACAGCAGGATGCAGATCACTGCCAGCGCAACAATTCCAAAGCCAACTAAAACGCTGCCAATAATCTGCCACGCCTCGGGCACAGGCTTGATGTCCTCGGGGACAATCGGGTAAGGCTTGACCTTGCGGGTCATCGGTTCCAGCTTGGCGTTGTCGTAGTGGCACTCCCAAATGCACTCGGGCAAGTGCGGGCAGTCGATGCGGCCCGTGTCGCAGTAGCGTTTTGTCATTTCGTCCTCGCTTTCAGCATGGCATCTGCCATAGAGTAAGAATCCATAGCAAGCCCATCCATCCACCCCTGTGGATCAATTTCATCCAACTCTTTGTTTAAAAAATTAGTTATCAAAGATTGCATTGCTTTGATTGCAACGTAGTCGCGCAGGGTCATGCCTACATTGCAGCAGTCTCTGTCCAGCGGAAACGCTGGTCCGCCTGTGTCTTTGATTGGGGATAATTCAATCATGTCAACCTCCAAACACGTACACCCCCGTCCTCATCCTGCACCCGAGTCATGAACGTAGCGCCCGTCAACTCCCGATGCCGCCGGATCTGAATGTGCAGCGTGTTCTTCAAAGACGAGGTGAAATCAGACAGAAAGAAACTGTCGTTGACACTCAACTGCATCAAAGCATTCGCAATCGTCGTTCCGTTCACCGGAGGCGGGATATCCTTTTCAATCTTGATCATGCAGCCTTCTCCTCTGTTGAAACATTCATGTAAGCCTTCAAACGCTTGACACGGGTCTTGTTGTACGAGACCTGTGACTCGGCATATTCACGCAAAGTCTCAGCCTTCAACAGCTGGACCTCCGCCTCCATCAACTCAGCAGCAATGATTTCAGGGGGTGTGATCCGCTTGCACTGGACCAAGACCCACTCCCATGTGTTTTTAAGCATGATCTTTCACCTTCTTCAATGCGTCAGCCTTACAGGCCTCAACTTGTTTGTCTGTCAGCGTGGCGGCAATCGCCTGCGCCACTGCAACGCACTGCGCCGCCTTTTCATCACTGGGCGCTGTTATCGCCAGCGTTAAAGCCAACGTCAACGCCTGCTCAGGGCTCAAGGAACTATTAGTAGACATGTTAGTGCTCACTCACTTAAACCACAACCAAACACCATGCAAGATCCCAATCGGGAACATGATCGCGCCGGCCACCAAGAATCCCCACAGCCCTTCCGAAAAGCACGTGAAGATGTGATTGAACCAAGCAGCAATAGCAGTCAACAACAGAGCCCATCCAGTAAATTCACCCATAATTTATCCCTCAAAAAAGTCAAAAGCGCATTCCTCAATCAGCGTGATCCGCGCATCAGAGATCAAACCGTATATGTCCACAAGGCCCGCAAAGACCGCGTGCAGCGTGTAGGTGGCTGGGTAGTCGGGTTCCAGCTGCAAGCCCGTCAGCGGCTCTCTGGACCCCCTCTCAGGGGCGTCATAAGCCAAGAGGCAGCGCAGAGGTTCAGAGCAGTCATCGGTCTCGTAAATGAAGACGAGGTTGTCAGGGTCGGTGGATTGCGTGAGGCGTTTCATTTGCTGTCCTTTGTCTTTTCCAGAACTACGAGATCGACTTCTTCTTTGTACGCAGCCATGACCGCGCCCATCAGAGTGTGCAGATCCATGTCCATACCACGTGCCAAGGCTGACGTGCCAAGGATCAAGGCGAACAGGGATTGTGAGGGGCTCCTTATCTCATGTTCGCAATGACGCAAAATGCGAATGGAGTCTAGTCGGGCTTTATCGCAGAGTGCCCGAAGTTCGTCATCTGAGGGGGTTTGTGCCTCGGAATTGAGGCCGGTTTTCTTTTTCATGTGACACTATCCTTTCTTTGTTGAGGAGTCTATTGTGCAACTGTTACTTGTACGCGTCAAGTACTTGAAAACGCATAAAACATAGGTGTTTACCCTTGGTTTTGGTGCGCCTTATATGGAAAACGGACCAAGGACCGGGGTTTTTATATGGAAAGTGGGTTTCTATATAGAGAGTTCAACTATTTTTTGATTTTGATTTTTGATTTTTCATGGATTTGGCGTAATAGACGTAATGCCGTAAGAAGTGAGCGTTTATGCGGGTTGTGGGTACTACACCAACATTACGGTGTGAAAAATAGGTGTGTGGCTGGGGTGTCCCTATGACTTTTTTTTTGAGAAAAAATTTATCTTCTTCTGACCTGCCCTATATAGGTTTCAAGGACCTCGGTCTTTGGGTTGGATCAGGTTGGGAAGAGGGAGAAGGCGAGTGCTCCCTGTTTTTGTGTTTCGTGTTGACCTATAGGCATCTTCTATGTATATTCAGAGCTTCATAGCGTACGCGAAAGACACCCATGTTTGAAATTGAACGAGATATCCCCCTGCCAATCGAGCGAGGCAAGTACCCTTTCCGAGAGATGGAAGTGGGCGACAGCATTTTCTTCGCTGACAAAAAACAGGCTACATCGGCGCGGGTCGCTGCTGTGCGCTTTGGGAAGGCTTTGGAGCCGAGTTGGACCTTTACCCTCAGGATCACGGACAAAGGGGCTGACAAGGCCGGCTGGCGGCTCTGGCGGGTGATCTGATGAGCCGCACGGACATCTGGAACACTCCGCCGGTTCAGGTGGACAAGGTGGTCCGGCGGCTTGCCCCAAAGACGGGGACCAATGCTGGCCTCAAGCCATTGAACGACAAAGAGCGCAAATTCGTTCAGGAATACGTGACGGGTGACGGTAAGGTGACCCTGAAACAGGCGGCGATCAGCGCAGGGTACAAGCCCTCGAGCGCGTCAGTGATGGCGTGGAAGCTGACCAACCCTGCGATGTACCCTCACGTGGTGGCTGCGATCCAGTCCTATCGGGCTGATTTGGCCTCGAAGTACAACACCTCGTACGAGCGGCACATGAAGGATTTGCAGACAATCCGCGATAAGGCGCTGGAGGCTGGCGCTTTCGCTGCTGCCGTTCAGGCTGAATACCGCCGCGGTCAGGCCTTGGGCACGATCTACGTTGAGCGCAAAGAGATCAGGCACGGCACGATTGACTCAATGAGCAAAGAAGAGGTCCAGCGCAAGCTTGACGAGCTGAAACAGCTGTACGGCGGGCCCCCTCCGACAGCGCTGATTGATGCTGACACTGGAAAGGTGATTGACAGTGTTGAAAGAGAACGCGATCCGGCTTTTGACGCGGGAGTGGAGCAGCCTCCCGAAGACATTTTTGAGCGAGATAACGACAGTGGCAACAACCCCTGAGGCGCGATTCTCAAAGCGGGTCCGCGAGGGCCTGCTGCCGTTGGGCTGCGATATCGAGCGCATTGAGAATCGGGTCAACCTTGGTGTGCCTGACATGCTGGTTGGCATTGGCCCTGCTTTCGTTGGTCTTGAGCTTAAAGCGGTCACCCGCGGGCTGAAGGTAGAGCTTCGCCCGCATCAGGTGGCTTTCATGACCCGCCACACTGCCAAGGGTCGCCCCTGCTTTGTGCTGGTCCTGCAAGAGGGCACGACTAAGCGGCCGTCCCTGATTCACCTGTACGGCGGGCATCAGGCGATTGCCCTGCTTGAGCAGGGTCTGCGGCTGCCGGCCTTGGCTTCGTGGCCGGCACGTGGCATGCCATGGGACGCGCTTTTGCATTGGCTATCAAGACCTAATTTATCATAGAAAAAATCAATTGGTAGCGGTTTGCATGCGGTGGTAATATTTCCCCTGCATCGAGTTGATGCGACTAGAAAGGATAGAGATGAAAACAAACGAACTGACAGGCGCTGCCCTTGATTGGGCGGTGGCGAAGTGTGAGGGGTTGCTGGCCTTTGACTACGAGGACGACATGGGTTTACTCAAGATCACGCTTTCCACTGGCGAGACCGAGTACTTCATTCCAACTATGAAGTGGGAGCAAGCTGGGCCGATTATTGAGCGAGAACGCATAGAAGTGCGCCCGTATGACGGGGTCAAATGGATAGCTACAGATAACCTGACTAACCACACTGTTGGCAAAACACCCCTGATTGCAGCCATGCGCTGCTTCGTAGCGTCCAAGCTGGGCGATGACGTTGAGATACCAAAGGAACTGAAATGAGCAACAAACACGCATTTATTGAGATGTACAACGCCAATACCTATGACAGCTGGGAGCAGGCTTGGGACTCCGGAGGGGTGTACATATCCATTGTGTTCAGCGTCGATGAGCCCCAGCATGGCGCGGGGTTTTCTATCATGGAAGACGTACGCGATGCTATCGGGGTGGCTTGCGTCATGATGGACGGAAACTGTGACATCAGGACGCGCACACGCATTGGGTCAGTGACTGATCAGAATTACATTTACCCAGAAGGTCAGTCTATCGAGCCCTGACTTGTAATAGAAAAAATCAATTAGCCATGGCGGCTAATCGGTGCTAATATTTGTTCTGCATCGAGTTGATGCGATTAGAAAGGATAGAGAGATGAACCCGCAAAACGAATTTCACTTTTACGCCTCGAGCGTGGCTGATTGGGCAACCACCAATAAAACCCGCGATTTGCCGGCGCTGATTAAACTCATGGAAAAATCAGGTTACACCTATAACCTGTTTTTTGTCCCCGTCCCCTCTGATTCTGCCTACGAAATCAAAAGCTACGCCCCGCAAGTGGCCGGCGCTGTGTGGCTTGGGCATTTTGAACCAAAGGCCAAAAAATGAAAACCACCGAATTCAATGAGTCGTTCATTCGCGCTTATTTGCATAGCGTGGCCGAAGCGGACGAAGCCACGGTGCGCGAGTATGTCTACAGTACAGAAGACAATTGCTACAGTGGCCGCTATTACACTAGTCTGACCGATGCTTATTTAATGTTTCAGGCCGGCGCTGCTTTTGCCAAAGGGGCCAAAAAATGACCCCGATTATCGTGACTTTTTACGCCCCGCCGATTCCATGGCGTGGCGCTGATTATTGCGCCACCCGCGATGGATATGATTATCTTGACCCCATGGGTTATGGTGAAACTGAAGCCGAAGCAATAGCGGCTTTGATTGAAATGGAAGAGCTATCTATCCCTGAATTTCAATAGCGAGAATCAATGAGACGGCGGCGCTTATCGGTATAAGATAGCGCTGTCAGTTACCGATTAATCCACTAGAAAGAATAGCGCCATGATCAGAACAGTTGCAATTTCCAGCAATAGCAAGACCGGCCCAATAGCGGTTACATACCGTAGCGGTGAACATGAGACCTATGGCACGTGCCCTAAGTCTTGCGCTTTGCATCCGAAAAGTGAGACCGGCACGGATCAGCTGGACTCTGAATATATGCAAGCGGTAACGGATGCCGTGCCCCGTGGTGGTAAGGCTTGGACTTACTCTCACTTTCCATACACTGCGTTGGGCCTGCCGGCTGCCGGCAAGACTGTTATCAATGCCAGCTGTGACAATGAAGCGGAAGCAGTAGCGGCTATGCGTGCCGGCCGGCCGGCGGTATTCGCTGCACCTTTGGACACTGCCGACAGCTGGCCTAAGAAAGTAGACGGGATACAGTTTGCCCGCTGCCCCGCGGATCTATCCGCTGATTTCACTTGCCAGCGCTGTGGTGATGGATCCCCCCTTTGTGCCCGCGGTGAACGCAATTTTGTAATCGTGTTTGTGGCCCATGGGACCGGCAAAAAGAGAGTCGGAAGCGAGACCGGCGGCGGCTGCTATGCGGCAAGCGGCCCGACAGCAATTCAGTGGCACGGGACAAAAACAAAAGGCAAAGCGAATGATGCTCAGGCCGTGCGTGATTTTGCAAAGGCGCTGCCCTTTGGGTCCATGCTTCGCCACCACGTGGCCGGCGATATCGGTCTGGAGAGGGTCCAATGCTGATATTTGCGCTGGTAATCTTCGTTCTTTTATGGTGGATTGTGTCTATTTTTGACCCTAATGATTAACTAGTCAGGAAAAAGCGGGGGTTTTCATTCGTGAAACTCTCGTTTTTCCTGCCCTTTGAATTCGGTTAAACCGGCCTGTAAACTTGCCCCGTGGTCCCTGACGCATGCCGTGCTGCACGTGGCGCGTGGTCCGCGGCGCGTGTTTAGTGCGCCGCGGCGTAAGTGAGCGCTCACTAACTTAGGGCCGTGGATGTAAGTGAGCGCTCACTAACTTAGGTCCGCGGGCCATGATTTATGGCCCTGTTTCACGTGAAACATGGCCCGCGGCCGGCTATCGGCGGCGGGTTTTTGATAGAAAAATACGATTGGCCCGCGGCCCGTGGCGGGGGTATATTTGAGGTCTGGCTGATTTTGGCCGGATTAGAAAGGATAGAGAAATGGGAAACCGTGCAGTTATTACCGCTTCCGCGTCAAAAACCACTGGCGTGGGCATTTACGTTCATTGGAATGGAGGCCTTGAATCAGTGCTTGCATTTTTGGATACGGCCAAAGCCCGCCGATATCGGGATCCGGCGGGTGACAAATCCTATGCTATGGCGCGGCTTTGCGGCTTAATTTGTGAGTTTATGGGGACCATGTCTGACACTGGCGTTGGCATAGGCCAATTAAAACAACTGGATTGTGACAACTTCGACAATGGTGTCTATGTCATTGGCGCGGGCTGGTCCGTCGTGAAGCGCTGGGGAAAGGGGAGTAGCCCCTTTACTACGCTTGGGGCACTGGATAGCGGGCAACGGGGGCAATATGATGGCATCATGGCCCAGCTGAATACAGAGGTGACAGCATGATCATCGAATACACAAACAAGCCCAGCAAGCCGGTTTTGCTGGCCGCTATTCGTAAGGCACTGGCCGCGGGCCATGAATCGATTGAGCTTGTCTGGGGCGAGAACGTCATCACTATTGACCGCGGCCCGTTGGGGCTTGACGGCCGCGGATGGATCGGGAAGAACGGCGGGCAGGATCTTGCCGACAGTTTCAAAATGTCCACGGCTGCGGCCTTTGCACCGGATGCCGTGGACCGCGGCCCGCGGATGCTGTCGTTCATTGCCCGCGACATTCGGGCCACGTGGCCCAAAGTGTATTTTGGAGCGCGCCCGTACTTGCAGGCCATGGCCACAATGGACAGCATGAGCAGCCGATACGGTGAAGATGACGCCCGTTCAATCGTGGCTTACTTTCTGGCCAATGCCGGCACGTGGCGCGGGGATGACGCCCGCCGGATCAAGGCCGAACTCAAGGGGATGCTATGACCGCCCGCATTATTTACAACCGGCTGCTGGCTGGCTGGTTCATTGTGCGCGGCCCGCACAATGCCCCTATCGGCGGGAAGTTCCCCACAAAGGAAGCCGCCCAGCTTAAGCTATCGGGGACCAAGCCCCGATAGAAACAATTCATTGGCCGCGGACCATGGTCCGCGAGATAATACAAGCACTGGCAGGGTAGTCCTGCCAGACACTTAGAAAGAATAGAGCAATGACCCACGAAGAATTGAAACGCTACGGTTCACCCCTGTTCGCGGACCGTGCCACACTTGACGAGGCCCTCGAGTATGTCGGCCAGCTGGCCGCGGGCAGTGATAACGGCGCGGCAGTTTATACCGCAGTTTTTGTTGTGCTCAATACCATCATCCGCACCATGGAAGAGGTGCCAGCATGAGCGGCTATAACGGATGGACCAACTACCCGACATGGCGCGTCAACCTCGAGGTGTTCGATGGCGGAAACTGGGACCGATACACGCCCGAAGATATGGAAGAGTTTGTCCGCGACTTATTGACAGCTGATGTACACAAAGGGCTTGTCGTAGACTATGCCATGTCATTCATCAGTGAGGTAAATTGGCATGAGATACACAGTCACTATGTCGAAGAATCTATTGTTGACGAAGACGAATAATCCAGAGTAAAATACAAGCACTGGCCGGCCGGCCAGTGCAACTCAGAAAGGATAGAGAATGACAATGCTCACAACCCCGAAACAGATCCATGCGTTCCGCATAGCAACTCTGATATCAGGCCTGAAACTCGAGATGCGCGGCATGTCCATCAGCCGCGGCCGCTCATGCTACGCAATACTGAAAGACGAAATGGCACTTACCGGCACGCGGCCCGTGGTGCTGGCCGCAGCGCAAGAGATACTCGAGAAACTCAAGAAAGATCTTGCAGTAGTCGAGTAAGTCAGAGTAAAATACAAGCACTGGCCAGCCCGGCCAGTGCTTAACCTAGAAAGAATAGAGATGAAAACCTCCCGCGTACTCTGCATCAACGGCAGCACTCAGTTCCTGATTCCCGCTGATATGTCAGCGAAAGAACTTCAGGCTGTCTGCGGCCTGCTGGTATCTCTGCACTCTATCCACTCAGAGTGGACCTACACTGATTCCGACTATGGATTCTATGCAGGCGATGGAGTTGAAGTCCGTATCCGTGACGTGGTGTTATCCACGAAACAGGAAGTAATGGACAAAGTAGAGACAGGCCGCAAAGCCTACCAAGCCCAAAAAGAAAAAGAAAAGTCAAGCAGCTAAGGGCTATCACTGGGCCACTACTGGTAGCCCAGCCCTATGGGGCAGGGCCCTACCGGTAGGCCGGTAGGGCCACTTTTACACCCACATCTTTTAGCCGCGGCCTTCTCCCTGTTTTAGGCCTAACACCAGCCCCACAGAACATAGACCCCATTAAAGGGTAAACCCTAACCCACCCCCTATCAAAACAAAAGGCACACCCGGGGGTATACTAAATTTTTCCAAAACCGTGGTCCTCGGCCCACGCCCCATGCTATGCATCCATCAGCCCCTGACCACGAAGCGGAACTCTTGCGCCTTGAACTGCGCCTGAAGACTATTGAAGCTCAGGAAAAAGCGCAGAATAACTTCCTGAACTTCAGTCAATACGTGTGGCCTGAGATGCTGGTTGGTGAGCATCACAAGAAGATTGCTGAAGCGTTTGATCGGGTCATTGCTGGAAAGTGCAAGCGCCTGATGATTGCGATGCCCCCGCGCCATGGCAAGTCACAGCTGGGCAGTTATCTGTTCCCGGCGTATCTGATGGGCCGTTTGCCGCAGTCCAAGCTCATTGTCGGGTCGCACACTGCTGAACTCGCACAGCGCTTTGGCCGGATGATCCGGAATCTGGTGGATGACGAGAAGTACAAGGAGTTGTTTCCGCAGGTTGCTTTGTCGGCGGACTCCAAGGCTGCTGGCCGGTGGAACACGAACAAGGGTGGGGAAGCGTTTTTTATTGGTAAGGGCGGTGCGATGACCGGCCGGGGTGGTGATGTGATCGTGTTGGATGACATTTTGGACGAGCAGGATGCGATCTCGGACACTGCGATGCAGAACACATGGGATTGGTACGAGTCGGGTCCTCGTCAGCGATTGCAACCGGGCGGAGCGATCATACTGATCAATACACGCTGGAAGACGGACGACGTATCGGGCCGCTTGCTCAAGATGCAGAGCAATATCAAGGCTGATCAGTGGGAGGTGCTGGAGTTCCCGGCAATTCTGCCGTCGGGCAAGCCCCTTTGGCCGGGGTACTGGAAGATCGAAGAGTTGGAGAAGGTCAAGTTCTCCATTGGTTTGCCCAAGTGGAATGCTCAGTGGCAGCAGCAGCCGACGAACTCTGAAGGCGCGATTTTGAAGCGCGAGTGGTGGAGGAAGTGGCAGTATGATGAGCCGCCGTCGTGCGAGTACATCATCCAGAGCTATGACACGGCGTATTCCAAGAAGGAGTCTGCTGATTACTCTGTCATCACAACGTGGGGTGTGTTCACTCCGAATGCTGATTCGGGCCCGAATCTGATTTTGCTGGGCGTCAAACGCGGGCGGTGGGACTTTCCTGAATTAAAGCGGATCGCCAAGGCTGAGTACCAGTACTGGAACCCTGACAATGTTTTGATTGAGGCCAAGGCCACTGGAACGCCGCTGCAGCAGGAACTCCGAAAGATCGGGATCCCTGTGACGATGTACTCACCGGGCGGCAGGCGATCAGGGCAGGATAAGGTTAGTCGGGCCAATGCTGTTGCACCGCTGTTGGAATCCGGGATGATTTGGTACCCGGAGAATGAAGAGTGGGCCGAGGAGCTTGTTGAGGAATGCGCGTCATTTCCTGTTGGATCCTATGACGACCAAGTGGACTCCACGGTCATGGCTTGGAGCCGCTTCAGGCAGGGCAACTTCCTGTCGTTGGCGGACGATGATGATGAGGAAGACGAGCCGAGTACGGAACCTGTTGAATATTATTGACATCCCGATAGAATTGGGGGTATACAAGCCCCTACCGAGGACCTCGAACCATGGCCCAAGAACTTTCCCCTGAACTCCTGAACGCAGTGATGCAAGCGGAGAGCCGTGGCAAGCGTTACGATGAAAAAAATCGGTTGCTCACTTCAAAGAAGGGTGCCAAGGGTGAGATGCAGGTTTTGGACAAGACCAACTTGTCCCCCGGCTTTGGTGTAACCCCTGCAAAGGACAAGTCCCCTGATGAGCGGGCTCGGGTGGGTCGGGATTACTTGGCTGCGATGATCAATCGGTATCCGGACAGGGATACCGCCCTGATGGCTTACAACTGGGGCCCGGGCAATGTGGACAACTGGCTCAAGGCTGGCGCTCCTGCAAGCAAGATTCCCGAGGAGACCCGGAACTACGTGTCCAAGATTGACAAGATGCTGACCAAGGACACTCAGCAGGCCAAGGCCCCTGCTCCAGCAACGCCGGACCGTGCTACTTTGGAGATGAACAAGGCGATTGACTCGGGGATCTCGGCCCAAGCGCCAGCAGCGGCGAATGTTGTATCGCGGACCGCGGCTTATGGCCCGAGTTATCAGGCGGCGTTGGCTGTGTCGATGCTGGGGGATACCGATGAAAAGGAAGACAAGGATCCGGAGGAACCTACGGAAGCCGAGAAGTTCTTGGCTGCTGGCTCCGAGCCCACAGCCGCCAAGGCTCTGGCCAAGCTGGATCTGGGCTACGAGTCCCCGTTCCAAGATCCAGCCCCCGTGAAGATGGCTGAAGGCGGCGAGGTAACGCAGGAAGAGATCGAGGCAGCCAGCCGGCCGGCGTTTATCACTCCGAGTTCAGGTATTGGCCGCAAGGAAGGCCCGATCAGCGGGGCCCTTCGCTCGGGCGAAGCGTACACCGCGGCTGCCCGGGGCATTTCTGAGATGCCGTACAACCTCCTTGGCGCTCCGATGGATCTGGCCATGCTGGCCCGTCAGGCTCTGACAGGTCAAGCCCCGGCCGGCCAAGTCGGAACCAGCGAGTTTATTAAAAGGAAAGCAACGGAACTCGGTATCCGCCCTGCTCCGCCAACAGATCCAACATTGCGTGGTTTCTATGACGTGGGGGATATTGGTTCTTCCGTGGTCAATCCGGCCAGCGTCCCACGGGCCGCGGCCCGCGGAGCAGCAGCCACGGGAAAAGCCCTGTCAGCTGCCGCTCAAGATTTCCAACAGTACAACCAACAATTGGCGGTCCCCGGCGCAAGTTACGCGGTCCGCCAACGGGGCGTACCAGTGGCGATTGCTCCTAGGTCCCCAAATACATCTGATGATTTTTTGATGTCAATGTCTGCCGACGAAAGGGCAGCGTTTGAGGCAAAAAACCCTGATGTAGAGATATACGACAGCAGGGCGGTACAAGGCACCAAAGAATTTGACAAATTCAGCCCTCCCATTGATGAGGCAGAATCCCTTGCTAAGACATTGGCTACCACACCGGACCAGCCATTAAACAGCTGGTTCTCAAAGGCCCTGCCTCGTTATTTACGCACGGATTTTGCAACCACTAAAGATCAGTTGGTTATGGCAGCAGATGACAATAAGCTGCTGCATTTTGTACCTAAGAAATTCTCTGATTCGGCCGAAGATCAAAATCTTCAGGCTTTTTTAGGGCGCAAGCAGAGACAGGTAAAGCAGACGCGGGGAGCAGAAGCACGTGAGGCAGAGAAGCGGGGAGCAGAGGCCCTTGGATCTGTTGCAAAAACAGAATATGGCAAACGGGTAGAAGACTTGACAGATCTTTCCGCCTACATGGATCCCGTAGATGTTTTATCAACCAACAGGATTCCCCCAAGCATGCGCAGTCTTGTTCAGACTGATCCAGAGGCGCGAGTAACTGATTTTGCTCCCGGCATAGTGGACAATTTGCAGCTAAACCAATTGCGGGACAAAATGTTGGAGATTCGTGCAGCAGGGCCAGCATTTTCGGCATATAACCAACCTAAGGTTAAGGTACCAGACGAGCTACTGCTCCCAGACGACACGCTGGCAAAGCTAAATGTTGCGGGCGCTTCTAACCGAGTGGCTCGATATACAAGGTGGCAAGACGAAACCAGACAGGGCATGGCCACCACGGCCTTGCGCAATGATCCAACATTTAGAAGGCAATCCCTGCAAGAAGGAAAATTTCTAGGTGTTGCGCTGCCTGACATAAGAAGAAACCCTGAGTTTAAGAAACTGGTTACGGACGTAGGATGCGACGGTGGCTGGTGTACAAGGTATGGACCAAATGCCGAGTCTTATGCCAGCGGAGACAGCCAGCTACATGTAATTGTTACTGGTCAGGGCAAACAGGCCCGACCCATTGCTCAGGTTGCCGTAGAGTCAATAATTAAGGATGGACGTATTACGGGCCGTTCAATTACTGAAATAAAAACAGCGGGGAATACAACAGACTTTAAAGATTATCCCGGCCTGCCTGCAATTCAGGAATATGTTCAAAAGCTGGATAATGCATATGGTGGCCTTAAGTTTGTAGACCAGTTATCAAATCTGGGCATGACACAGCTGCCTAAAAACCCAATGGATTTGCTGACCATGGGCGTAGGGTATGGGGTTAGATTGCCGTTGGAAAAAGCATTTGGCTCTGAAAGAGCGGGCTTGGACGCGGTCAGAAGCGAAGCAATCAGGCTGAACAATGGATCACAATACACAACAGGCAATGAAGACGATGTTGCTGACCTTCTTCGCCGGGCCCTTGGAAATGTTCTTACCCCTCAACAACGTGCCACGGGCGGCATGATTGAGCGACAATCCACAGCTACGCGCAAATACCTGTAAGGATCCCACATGCCAATAGAACGAGCCACCACCGCAGACGACCTACCGCAGGGCGAGATCGACATTGAAGTCGAGTCCCCAATGTCGGAGGACGTTGAGATCGAGATCGATCCTGAGGGTGGCGTGATCGTCAGCTTTGGCGATGAAGAGCAAGATGATGTGCCCTACGACGCCAACTTGGCCGAGGTCCTTGATGACAGTATCCTGAGCGAAATCTCCGATACCTTGATGACCCTGTTTGAGGCTGACAAGGCGTCTCGCAAGGACTGGGAAGACCAGTACAGCAAGGGCATGGAGCTGTTGGGTTTTTCTCTGGAAGAGCGCACCCGTCCGTTCAAGGGCGCGTGCGGCGTGCAGCATCCTCTGCTGTCAGAAAGCATCATCCAGTTTCAGTCGCAAGCACTCAAGGAATTGATGCCGGCCGGTGGCCCTGTCCGCACTCAGGTGCTGGGCAAGGAGACGCGAGAGCGCCTGATGCAGGCTACTCGGGTCAAGGACTTCATGAACTACCAGATCACTGGCGTCATGGAGGAATACACCCCTGACTTTGACCAGTTGCTGTTCTATGTTGGCTACGGCGGCTCGGCGTTCAAGAAGGTTTACTTCGACGAGAACCTTGGCCGCATGACCAGCGCCTTGGTGCTGCCTGACAACCTGTACATCCCGTACAACGGCTCGTCGGTCATGACCAAGTGCGAGCGCATCACGCACCGCATTCCGATGTCGATGAATGCGTACCGCAAATCCGTTTACGCTGGCCGCTACTTGGACATGGCAGAGTCCGAGCGCGACACCACTACCAGCCAGATCCAAGAAGCGCGGGACAAGGTCGTCGGCATCACACCAAGCGGTGAAGAAGACGAGATCTCGCTGCTCGAGTTCCAGATCGACTACGACCTGCCGGGCTTTGAGGACACTGATGACACTGGCGAGCCCACCGGCATCAAACTGCCGTACATCATCACTTTGGATGAAGTCTCCAGCAAGGTTGTTGGCGTTCGCCGCAACTGGAAATCGGGCGACGAGGGGAAGAAGCGCTGCGAATACTACATCCACTACCTGCTGGTCCAAGGCATGGGCGCATACGGTCTGGGCTTCCTGCACCTTGTTGGTGGCCTGACGAAGACTGCGTCTGCTGCATTGCGTCAACTGGTTGATGCCGGTACCCTAAGCAATCTCCCAGCAGGCTTCAAGGCCAAGGGCGCTCGGATCATGAACGACGACGTGTCGATCCAGCCGGGTGAGTGGCGCGACATCGATGTGGGCGGCGCTGAGATCTCCGGATCCCTGCTGCCACTGCCGTACAAGGAGCCAAGCCAGACGCTGTTCGCGCTTCTGGGCGCGTGCGTGGATGCTGGCCGGCGTATGGCCTCGATCACCGACATGCAAGTTGGCGACAGCAACCAAAACGCTGCTGTGGGCACCACGATTGCACTGCTGGAAAAAGGCTCTGCGGTCATGTCCGCGATCCACAAGCGCTTGCACTATTCGCAGGGCTTGGAGTTCAAACTGCTGGCCAAGGGTTTTGCTGAGTACCTGCCTGACGAGTACCCGTACGATGTGCCGGGCGAGTCGCGCTCGATCAAGGCCACAGACTTCGATTCCCGCATCGATGTGTTGCCTGTGTCTGACCCCAACATCTTCTCGGTGGCCCAGCGCATCACCATGGCCCAGACGCAGCTGCAACTGGCGCAGAGCGCTCCGCAGATGCACAACATGTATGAGTCCTACCGCCGCATGTATGAGGCCATTGGGGTGCGCGATATCGATTCCATCCTGAACAGCCAGAACATCGACAAGCCGAAGGACCCAGCCAGTGAGAACTCGCAGGCGCTGGATGGCTCGCCACTGAAAGCTTTTGCTGGTCAGCAGCACGATGCCCACATCATGACGCACATCATGTTTGGCCTGTCTCCGCTGGTGGGATCGATGCCTCAAGTGGCTATGTCCCTGCAAAAACACATCTTTGATCACATTCGACTCAAGGCCGAAGAGACTGTGGAAGCCGATTTGTTCCGCCAGTACGGCACGGACCCTGATCGCATGGTGTCTTCCCTGCAGCGCGAAGCCGCAGTGGCACTCAAAGTCGCTGAGTTCTTCCAAGAAGTCAAGGCAATGCAGGAGCAGCTCTCCGGCGCTGGCCAAGAGCAGCCCGATCCCATCGTGGAACTCAAGAAGCAGGAATTGGCACAGTCCGCCGAACGCGATAAGGCCAAGGCTGCTACGGATCAAGCGTCCCTGCAGCTCGATCAGCAGCGCGAACAGAACGATGTGGCCAACGATCAGGCCAAACTGGCAGCGCAGCAGAATATTGCTGCCACACGCGATCAAATCGCTCTCTTAAAACTCAACCAACCGAAAGCTCCAAATGGCAACTTCCAGTAAATCTATGAAAACAGTTGAGAAACCAGTCAAGGTTGGGAAAAAGAAGACAGTTCCCGGTGTTCAGGTCAACAAACCATACTTTGTTCTTCGCAAAGATGCTATGAAGAAGACAAAGATCGCGTAAATTTGTGCATAATAGGGGTGTAGCCTTCGGACAGGGCCCGTACTGTCCGCTTCATTGGAATATCAATGCTTCAATTCTCAGAAAGTCTGCTCAAAGAACTCCGCAAACTGCGTCGGGACACGGAAGAACTCGTCTTGAGTAACCGTGTCAAGAGCATGGAGCAGTATGGGCAGCTGATGGGCCGTCTTGAGGGCTACAAATTCGTGGAAGATCTGATTTTGGATCTTTTAAAGAAAAACCCTGAAGACTAAGAGGCGCGATGATGGAGAAAACAGCTCTGGAGAAGCGTTGGGAAGAGGAAGCTGCTGCAAAGCAGCCGGAACTCTCCGATGCATACACAAAAGACGGCGAACTCAAGGTCGAAGACCTTAATGAGAGCGTTTTAAATCGCATCCCGAAGCCCACCGGCTGGCGTGTTGTGATTTTGCCGTACCGCGGCGCAAACAAGACCAAGGGTGGCATTGTCCTGTCTGACCAGACCATTCAGCGCGAGCAATTGACCACTACCTGCGGCTATGTGCTGGAAGTCGGTCCTCTGGCCTACGCCGACACGGGCAAATTCCCGAACGGCGCTTGGTGCAAGAAGGGCGACTGGATCATTTTTGGTCGCTATGCTGGCGCACGCATGAATATCGATGGCGGAGAGATTCGGATTCTCAATGATGACGAAATCTTGGCCACGGTTCAGGATCCCGAAGACATCCTGCATATGTAAGGCAATAAATGAAAACTACCCCAGACTCTCAACTTGAATTCAACCTTGGCGAAGGCGAGGTAGAAACTGACGTTTCTATTGAATCCGAAGTCCCCGAGGAAACTCCTGAATCGGCTCAAGCAGCTGCCCCGGAACAGGAATCTCAGCGCTCAGAGCTTGACTCTGTCAGCGATGCGGTTCAAAAGCGTATCTCCAAGCTCACCGCCCGCATGCGCGAGTCCGAGCGCCGTGAGCAGGCAGCCTTGGAATATGCCCGTGGCCTGAAGAACCAAGCCGATCATCTTCAGCAGAAGCTCGTACACACCGACTACGGCCGCTTGAACGAGGCCAAAGCCCGCATGGAAGGCCAGCAAGCTCAGTTGCGTGCAATCATCCGCAAAGCACGTGAAGAAGGCGATTTTGATACTGAGTCCGAAGC